AGGCAATATGATACCTATAGGCCCCCGCCTACGATTGGGGGTAGATATGGATATAAGAGATATATAATATAGGCTCTCTCCACGTCTAGCTCAGATACTCTCCACATATGGCTCACAGCTATTTATATAACCCCCCTGGGGTATCCCCAAGAAGGCCGTAGGCCCCACGGGTACCACCCGATAATAAAGGGGTGGGGTATTTATTTAGGAGTCCCTGCAAAATATTTTAGATATGATAATATAACACCATGAGCGAGTTAAACCTTACACTATATACACCTCACCCTAAACAGTTAGAGGTTCACAATGATAATCATCGATTTAAGGTACTTAACTGGGGACGAAGGACTGGTAAGTCAACTCTTGCTGCAAACTACGTTCTACTGGCCGCTACGCAGGTTGTAGGACGTTATTGGATAGTTGCTCCGACTTATAAACAAGCCAAAAACATCTATTGGATGGATATTGTAACTAATCAAATCCCTAAAGAGTTAATCAAAAAGAAAAACGAACAAGAGTTAATAATCACACTAATCAATGGCTCTATAATTGAACTTAAAGGTGCAGATAATGAAGACTCTCTTCGTGGTGCTGGTATCAAAGGACTTGTCTTAGATGAGTACGCTTTTATGAAGCCTAATGTCTGGGAGTTAATTCTGCGTCCGATGCTTGCTGATTCTATGGGTTGGGCTATTTTTATTTCCACGCCTAATGGTTTTAATCACTTCTATGACATATCTGCTATGGCTCAGGAGTCAGATAAGAAAGATTGGTGGTATTCTCACGCCACAACGTATGATAATCCCCACGTTCAGGACTCTGAAATAGATGAAATCAAAGCTGACACCACAGAAGACCAATTCTCCCAAGAATATATGGCTGAGTTTAGAAAGATGGCTGGACTTGTCTACAAAGACTTTGATAGAAAAATACACGTTGTTGATGGAGATAAACTTCCTGACTTAGACACTGCCACTCACATACTAGGAATTGACTTTGGATTCACTAACCCGACTGCGGCTGTCTTTATAGCCATAGACTACGACCAGAATTGGTGGATATATGACGAAGTTTACAAGTCAGGTATGACCACAGAACAAACCCATAAGGTCCTAACCAATAAAATGGGCAAACGATTCTTCACTTCCAAAATTGGAGATAGTGCTGCTGTCCAGGAAATAGCCAATTTGAACACATTACCCTACTCTATGGGCATAGAATCAGTCAAAAAAACCAAAGACTCCATCTCTGCAGGTATCCGTCTAATAAATGAAGCTCTAAAAGTCCAAGAAGGTACTGGCAAACCTAAAATGTTTATCGCAGAACACTGTAAAAACCTTATTTACGAGTTTGAAACCTACCACTACCCAGACCAGAAGATAAATCGTAATGCTCCAGAAGACCCAGTTAAAGAAAATGACCACGCTTTAGACGCACTTCGCTACGCTAAATTAAAAATGTATTACGGCAATCCAAACTTAAAAGCCTACAAGCCTAAAAAAATGCTCGATAGAAAATACAAGCGTTAGTGGTATAATAAACATATTATTAAAAGGAATGTTTAATGGCCACTAAAAATATGAAAGACCAGAGTGCTGAAGTAGAAACAGCTTCTGAAGAAGTTTCGCAAGAAGATATCAAAGAAAAAGCTAGTGTTGAGAAGATTGTAAATAATTACGAGAACGCTTGGGAGTATGTATCAAGTTCTTATTTTGATACTTGGGAATCATGCTGGAAACTCTACAACAACATACGTGTAGATGAAGCCTACGAAGGTATATCAAACACTTTTGTGCCTATGACATTCTCTACCATTGAAACTATGGTCGCTGCTATCGGTGGTGGTAAACCTGAATTCCAATACGTTCCTACTACTGGTGCACAAGAACAGGAAACTCTACCTCTTAACACCCTACTCTCTCACTACTGGGACGTAGATAAATGGACTCTTAAGACTATTACCTGGATTCGTAACACCTTAATGTATGGTACTGGTATTGTTTACGTATACTGGGATATCGACAAGCCACGTCTTATAAATGTTCCTTTAAGGGACTTTTTCATTGACCCAGAAGCTACTGAAATACACGAAGCTCGATACATTGGTCGTAGATACCTAACCAACAAAGAAGCCTTAGAAGAAATTATGAAGGTTGACCCTAAGACTAAACAAATGGTTCCTATGTACACCAACCTAGATAAAGTAGTTGAAGTAAACTCTGAGCCATCAAGCGAACAGACTGACAAAGAACGCAAAGCTATTCTTATGGGAACTACTCTTAACGAAGAAGCTAATGACATGCAAATTGAAATCATTGAATACTGGGACGCAGTTAATGACCGTGTTCAAGTAGTTGCTAACCGTAAAGTAATGATTCGTGATGACGAGAACCCTTACAAGACCCAGGCTAGAAATCAAGGTGATGAATACGCTAAAGGACTAATACCATTCATCGCTCAGAGAGATTACATTGATGAATCACTATTCTACGGTAAAGGTGAAATAGAACCTATCAAGAAAGAACAAGAACTTCTTAACGATATCGCTAACCAGACTTCTGACTCAGTAACCTACGCACTTAACCAGATGTTTACCTTAGACCCACGATACGCTGACTGGATTGAAAAGGTTGAGAACTTACCAGGTGCTGTATACCCATTTGAAGCTGGTGCTCTTCAGCCAATTATGAAGGGAACTATTCCTAATGCTGCATTTGACCAGATTGGTATGCTTAAACAGGAAATCCGTGAAACTACCGCTGCTTCAGAAGTAGCTAAAGGTACTGACCAAAGTGTATCTAACGTAACCGCTACCCAGATTGAAGCTCAGCAACAGGCTTCAGGTCAAAGATTTGCAATCAAACTTAACCAGTTCGAAGAAGAAGGATTCCACGAGTTAGGTAACCTAGTATTCAAGATGATGCAGTTGTTTATAACCAAACCTATCAAGGTTAGAACTATTACCGATAACGGTCCTGAATGGATTGAGTTCGACCCTAAAAAATACCAAGGTGATTACGAACCACGTGTATTACTCGGCAGCACTATCCGAAACAACGTACGAGAACAGCAGTTCACAGCTGATGCTATCTTCCAGTCTATGGTTAATAACCCACTAGTAGACCAGAAAGAACTTACACGAATGTACTTGATGAAACGATTTAACCTTAAACCAGATGAAATATCACAGTTGCTTGTTCCACAAATGAATACTTCAATGCCTGGAGTTCCTATGGGAATGGAAAATACTGGTAAACTAGGTGCACCAGGTGGAGCTATGGGACTACCTCAGAGTGCTGCACAAGTTCCACCACAGATAGCTGATATGCTAAATCAAGCACCACAGCAACCAATGCAATAACCTAAAAGGAGGGCGTAATGAGCGAAACAATATTCAAAGAGTACGACTGGCTAAAGACTTCAGCAGTTGGAAAACATCTTGAGGAATGGATGAAGGCCGAACATGACACTTTAATCAGTAAGGCAGGTAAATCTAATGACCCTCAAGAAGCATTTGGCTATCTCAAAACTGCTTGTGGTATAATGTTGGTATTAGAGCACATTAACTTAATGGCAAATGGCGAATAGTTGCTAACCACAGTGAGAGGGGGAGTTAATCGCCCATACTACCCTCTCTCTGGGGCGAGTAATTAAAAAGGAGATTCCGATGGAAGAAAAAACCACAACTGAATCTTCTGCTGTAGAAAATACAGGCGAGTCAACGCAGAATCAGATACAAGGCGTTCCTGTCGACGAACAGGGAGTTGCCATACCTGATACTGAAAGCTCACAACCTGTAAAAGCGGAAGTAGAGGCGGTTAGTCAAGCCGAAGGAACCGAGTCCACAAACCAAGATTCGGGCGAAATTGACAATTCAAATCAGCAGCAAGATGACCTTGCTAAATGGGCTGCCAATAAAGGCATATCTGTATCCACAGAAAGCGAACGTAAGTTAGCTGAAATGGCCAGAGAGTCTGAAAAAGCATTCCACCAAAAGGCACAGGAAGCATCTAGCAATAAAATGCAGGAAACTGTCAGCAATGCTGACTTAATTCAAAACGACGACCCAGTCGCATCAGAATTAGCAACAATCCGTTCGCAACTTGCTATAACAAACTTCTATGCTGCTAACCCAGATGCTCGTCAATATGACGAAAAGATGGGAGAAGTATTAGCCGAAGACCCTGCTCTATTAGAGTATGTGCGTCAGACTGGCAATATTGATGCGGTTTATAAAATCGCAAGAGCGTCAGATATTGAATCTAAAGTGGACGAGTTGAAAAACGATGGTGGCCGTGAGGCTCTAACCACTCTCGCCGCAAAACAAAATGCTACAGCTATAAAAGGCTCGGCAACTAATACAGCTCCAACCACTTCCAATATCGATATAGACAATATGTCTAGGGATGAATACATCAGATTGCGTGATAGTGGAGAGCTAAATAAAATCCTTTCGAGGTAAATAACATTAAATAAAACATTTAGGAGATTAAAATGGCTTTAGGTTCAAACCAAATCACCACTACAACTGCTAATGTCTTCCGTCC